ACTATAAAAAGTGAAACTGCTAATAGCTATGTCACATTGACAGAAGCTAATAGTTATTTTGAAACAGTACCAGACTCGTCAACTTGGACAGATAAAACAGACGATCAAAAGAATAGATCACTGATAGCTGCTACAAGATGGATTGATACTTTTGTATTTCAAGGTGATAGATGTGACGAAAATCAAGCATTAAAGTTTCCTAGAACAAATTATCAAGTGGATAGAGTAGAACTATCTTGCAGCACTATTCCAAATAATATTAAATACGCACAATATGAATTAGCTAGAGCACTGGCAAATGACACTGGTGCTATAACTGGCACTACTGGAAAAGATGGTAATTTTTCTGAAGTAAAACTAGGAGATATTGAAGTTAAATACAATACCGATAGTCAAGGAACAGGATTAATAAATAATATTTTAGATGTTTACCCGTGGCTCCAAAGTTATCTTGGAGCGTATATGCTTGGTGGAGCAGGAACATTTTCAATGAGGATAGTTAGAGGATAATGGCAGGACAGTTAGACGCAGCATTTAAAAAAATCGCAAAACAAGTGGTTGCTCAACTTGGAATATCGTTAGACACATCTATTGTTTACACACGAAAAGGTGTGTCTAGCTATAACAGCACAACAGGAGAGTACATAACAATAGATACAAACTATACAATTAAAGTACCTATCGAGTTTGTGCAATCTTCTGAAGAATCTGGGTTTCAGGAGAATGTAGCGAGGCTCTTCATTACCCCAGACTTGATAGGTGATAATCAACCACTTCTTCAAGATGAAATAACTTTGACATTTTCTGGTTCAACGAGAGGGGCTAAAATAACAGACATTCGCACGCTGAAAGGTGGGCAGGAGTATCTGTTCCGTATTGATGTAATTTTCTAATGACCTTAGTAAACGCAAGAGCAGCATTTGAAACAGCAATATTAGACGCTGTTAACGAATCAGATCCTACTGTAACTGTAGTATTTGATAATACACCTTTTAGTTCACCAGGAAAAAACAAAAAATATGTAATGGTAAATCTAGACTTCAATCAATCTACTATACAAAATCAAGGAGCGGCTTCAACTTATTATTCAGGCACAATAAGATGTGCAGTTATGACACCATCTAATAAAGGAACTGCTGTAGCTGCTGAAATCTCCGAGTCAGTTATTGATGGTCTTATTTCTGTAAATGCCTCTAACTATACAGATACTTTTTCTGTAACACCAAGAGTATCTGAAATAAGTGGACCGTCATCTGTAGTAACAGAAGATCAAAGTCACTTTATGAGCGTAATAAACTGCGATTTTACTGCTAATGCGTAGAACAAAAGATTTAAAACATCTACCAAATGACTTAGCTGCTTTAATTGTTAAAGGCAGAGCAGAAGCAGCATCAGAAATTCATTTTTCCCTACAAAACCGAAGCCCTTGGTTTACTGGAACATTTAACACAGCTTGGCAAATAAAAGGTGCTCCAGTTATTCCATCTATTCCAAGAAAGGACAACAATATAGATCCACAAAAAACTAGCAGAAAAGCACCAGTAAGACACAAGCCCATATACACTTCTTTAGTCAAAATGCTTTACATAGGTAACAAAGCTGAATACGCAGGATTTGTAATTAACGCTATGGTCAGTCCTTACGATGGAAAAATGTATGAAGATTTATTTGCTGAAAAAAGAAAAACAACCCCCAAACCAAATGTTCCTTTCTGGTATTACGTTTATCTACAAAACAACTTCTTAGAAAAGGATATTAACAAGGGATTTCAGATGGTAGGGTTTAAACCAAAACGTAACTATACAATGCACAAGGGTACGAGTGCTTAAATCTATACTTTGAGTTATACTACAGAAATAGATACAATTTTTTATGGCAACAGCAAGAGCAATCGACAAACTGAAAGCTGCTTTTAGTGTTCAAGAACGTAGTAGCTACTCTATTTTTAAAGGAGAAGAACTGATATTAAAAATATTCTGGTCACCTCTTACAATAGCTGATAGAGATACCATAAACAGTACATTAATAACTATGAATAAAGGTCAGGAAGAAGGAAATCTTGATTTTGCACTACAGGTTATTGTTACAAAAGCCGAAGATGAATCAGGTGCAAAAATATTTTCAACAGCAGATTTACCAGCACTCAGAAGAGAAATTCCGATGTCAGTTTTGTTAGACATAATGACTAAAATGCAGGGAGTGGGCGAGGAGGAAAGCCCCGATGCCGTAAAAAGCTAAAATAAAAGACGATAATTTTGTATATTTACAGTTTTTTATTGCAGAGCAACTAGGATACACATTCAAAGAATTACAAGAAAGAGTGTCGGTTCAAGAACTATACGGATGGAACGCTTACTTTACAATTAAAGCTGAACGAGAAGAAGAAGCCTACGAAAAGGCAAAAAGACAAGCTCAAGTTCGTAAAGTACGCTAAACTTCTAATATCCGTGTATTCTGCAAAAATCAGTGGCATCCGAATATAGCGTAAATATAAAATTAAATACTGCTCAAGTAAAAAGAGATTTAAAAACAATAGGCGATGGAATAGGAAATTTAAATAGAAAACAGTCAAGAGGAACTAAATCAGCTTTATCAGACGCAGAAGAAGCATTAAAAGTAAAAATTACCCAACTTGGTTTTGACAATCAGATTTTAAGAATACAAAACAAACTTGGAGTATTAACGAGTAAAGATGTTAATCAAAACAAAGTGATGAATCACTTAAATGATGCTCAGTTAAAGTCAAACACGAAACAATTTAGTTTAGCTAAACAAAGTATTTTATTAGCACAGAAAGAAATTCAAAAGCAAAAAGAAACTTTACTTATCAATAAAGGTATAGAAGATTCTATAAAAAAGCAAAACTTACTGAGGGGTAGACCAACAGGATTTAGTGCTGCACAATACGGACCACAACTAAAAGGTTTTGGTGAGATGCAAGGCCCAAGACTTCCCCCTATAACATCAAGTGCTCTTAACTTTGATAGAACTACAGGAAGGTTATTACAAGGGCCAGCAGGATCTAGTAGAAATACTAGAGCAAATTTATTAAGAAGATTTGGTCCAACTAGGGGTTTTGATTTTGGCAGTGCAGCGATAAGTGGTGGTTTTCCTCTGCTATTTGGTCAAGGTCCGATAGGTGCTTTAGCTGGTGGCCTTGGTGGTGGTATCGGTGGAATGTTCGGACAAATGGGTGGTTTTGCAGGAGGTATTGCAGCTACAGCAATCACTCAACAAATTCAAAATACAATAGATGCTGCATCAAAGTTAGGACAGGCATTTAACCTACTAACTCCTGATGTCGAAGGACTTACAGCAGCTTTAGGAGCAAGTGGAACAGAAAGAGAAAAACAAATACAGTTAATTAAAAAGACAGAAGGAACTCAAGCAGCACTAGCAGCCGTAACTGAGCAAATGAATCAGCAGATAGGAGAGAAAGGAGTTAAGAATCTGAAAGAATTTGGAGAAACCAGCAGATTGATAGGAAATGCGTTCCAGTTGTTAGGAACTAAAATGTTAGCCGCTTTAGCACCTGTAATAAATTTACTTTCCCGACCTTTATCAGTAGAGGCACAAAAAATCGAGACAGACAGACTTGCAAATGTAGGAGGAGCAGCAACCGATAAAGAATTACAAAATTTACAAACAAGATTAAATAATGTTGGAACTGGTAGGTCTGCTACCAAACAACGTGAAAGAATACAAAGACAGATAGAGGCCAGAAAAGAAGAGCTTGCAATAATCGGAAAAGGTTTAGAAAGACAACAAACTATAACTATGATTGAAGATTCAAGACTAAAGAAACTAAGACAACAAAATGATTTATTAAAGGCAAAAATTAATGGCAACTATGAGGAGGTTTTATTAGCACAAGAAGTTGAAGCAATAGCAAAAGGAATGTTAGAGGATGGGATAGAAAAGCAAGATATAGACCGTAAAAAGATCGAAGATTTGCTGGTACAAAATAATTTAATGGAAAAGCAAGCACAGCAAGCAGAGAAAGTGAAACAGCAGTTTGCATCACTAGGTCAATCACTCGCAACCGATGTCGCTGACGGTTTAAAAGGTCTTATCCGTGGTACGTCAACACTCAGCGATATGCTTAATAATGTATTAAATAAAATGATTGATGCTGCATTTAACATGGCATTATTTGGTAACCCAGGAGGAACATTAGGAGGAGGAGGGGGATTATTTGGATCAATCTTCGGAATGTTTGGCGGTGGAAAAAAAGGTCCATTTGGAGGAGCACCATTAGGTGTATTAGGAAATCCTTTGAGTCAACATACCGATTTAACGGTAGGAGTAAGAGCAAGAGGAGGATCAGTAAAAGCAGGAAGTGGTTATCTTGTTGGAGAGCGTGGACCAGAATTATTTAAACCTGGAGTTTCTGGAATGATTACACCAAATAATGCTTTGGGTGGTTCTACAAATATAGTTGTAAATGTAGATGCTTCTGGTTCAGCAGTTGAAGGAGATGAACAACAGGGAAGAGAACTTGGTCGTCTTATATCGGCTGCGGTACAATCTGAAATAATACAGCAACAAAGACCTGGAGGAATACTTGCTTAATGGCTACTTTCCCGTCAATAAAACCTACCTACGGATTACGCAAAAGATCTAATCCAAATACTCGTGTTATCCGCTTTGCTGATGGATATGAACACAGACTTTTGTTTGGATTGGCTCAACATCAAAATCCAAAAGAATTTAGTTTTACTTATGAAGTATCAGAGACAGATGCCGATACTATAGAAAATTTCTTAGATGCTAGAGCGAATGACAGTGATAGCTTTGACTTTCCTGCGGATTATTTACCTGGAGAAACTGCTTCAAACTTTAAATTTGTTTGCGAAGCATGGAGTAAGTCAATACCATATAAGAATAGAGCTATTATTCAAGCTACCTTTAGACAAGTATTTGAACCAGCAACATAATGACAGTTAATTCTAAGATATTCAGCAGTCTACAGGACATAAATCCATCAGCAATCATCGAACTATTTACGATTCAGTTAAGTACAACTTTGCATGGTGCAAACACACTTTATAGATTTCATGCTGGCAGCAACTTAAACGCTAATGGCAAAATAGAGTGGGATAGTAATGAATATTTTAGATTTCCCATACAAGCAACAGGTTTTTCTTTTCAGAAAGGACAGTTACCTAGACCAAAATTTGTTATTAGTAATGGTGGTAATCAGGGTAGTTCGGTTACTAGCTTAAGTTTTTCAGCTATTCTTTTATCGGTTAATGAAACTACAGCAGGAAATGATCTTACGGGGGCTGTAGTTACAAGAATAAGAACATTAGCTAAATTTCTTGACGCAGCTAATTTTGCAGATGGAACTAATGCAACTGCTGATCCAAATGCAGAATTTCCTAGAGAAGTTTATTCAATAGATCGTAAAGCAACAGAAACTAGAGAAATAGTAGAATTTGAACTTGCAGCCCCTACAGATCTTGCTGGAGTTAGGATTCCAGGTCGTCAGTGTACTCGTTCTCTTTTTCCAGCCGTAGGCACTTTTGCAGGGTAAACATGACTTGGAAGTATAAAGCATTATTACACGCAAAAAGGGAAGATCCGAAAGAGTGTTGTGGTCTGTTGCTTAATGTAAAAGGCAAAGAAAGATATTTTCCTTGTCGTAATCTTTCAATGACAGATCACCAATGTTTTATTATTGACCCAGAAGATTATGTAAAAGCAGACAACACAGGAGAGATAGTTGGAGTGGTTCACAGTCACCCCATCACCCCACCTGAACCTAGTCAAGCAGATAAAATTAGCTGTGAAGATAGCAAACTACCTTGGTATATTGTTAATCCTAAAACAGAAAGATGGGCTTATCTAGAACCATGTGGATACAAAGCACCTCTTTTGGGTCGGCAATGGGTGTGGGGTATAACAGACTGTTGGAGCTTAGTAAGAGATTGGTATAAACAAGAAAAAAATATAGAACTAAGAGATTGGGAAAGACCAATAACATTAGAACAATTTGTAAAAGATCCTATGTTTGAAAGATGTGCATGGCGAACAGGTTTTAGAGAATTAAGACCAGAAGAAGGATTAGAAAACGGTGATTTATTATTTATGAGTATTCTGAACCCAGGATTAAATCATGTGGCACTATTCTTTGATGGAGATGTAATTCATCATTTAACAGATAGACTATCTTGTAGAGAACCATATTCTGAATGGTTGCTAAAATGTACGGGAAAGAGGTTACGTTATGCTGCGTAAAGTAAAACTGTATGGCGAATTAGCTAAATTTGTAGGCCATAAGGAATTTGAAGTAGATGTTAAAACAGTTGGTAAAGCAGTAAGTTTTTTAATACACAATTTTCCTGGCATAGAAAGTTTTATGAGTCCTAAATATTATCAGGTTAAAGTTGGCAATTTTGATATAGATGAACAGGAAATACATTATCCAATAGGCCAAGAGGATATACATTTTGTACCTGTTATCAGTGGTGCAAAAAGAGGTTTAGGTAAAATATTATTAGGAACAGTCCTTATAGGTATTGCGGTAGCATCAGGTGGAACGGGTTTAAGTTTAGGAGCAGGAGGAGTTTTTGGTTTTACTGGCGGAAGTTTAGCAGCTATTGGTGGAAATATAGGTCTTGCTCTCACGTTGTCTGGTGTAAGTGATATGTTATTTCCTTTACCTCAACCGCAAGACTTTAGTTCAGAAGCCGATCCACAACTATCTTTTAGTTTTAGCGGACTTCAAAATACATCAAGAGCAGGAACTCCAGTGCCGATAGTTTATGGTGAAATTTTTACAGGAAGTGTTGTAATAAGTGCAGCAGTTGACACAAATCAGGTAGAAGCATGACAGACGAAATTAAAATTATTAGAGGTGCTAAAGGTCCAAAGCCACCCCCTGCTCCTTACCGTGCTCCTGATACTTTACATAGCAGGAGTTTTGCTACTGTTCAAGATTTAATATCAGAAGGAGAAATAGAAGGTTTTGCTACAGCATCAAAAGCAGGACTTACAAAAGGCACGACTGCCTATGATAATGCAAGCAAAAAAGATATTTTTCTTGATGATACTCCAATACTAGATGCAAAGGCTTCCAACGCTGATCCTAAAGATTCTGATTTTAATTTTAAAGATGTAAAGTTTAAATCACGATTTGGAACGTCTAGTCAAACAGCAATGAGTGGTATTGTTTCTGAACCTAGAACTCCTACGGGTGTTGGAGTTACTGTGACCACTTCTGCTCCAGTTACCAGACAGATTACAAATCCTAATGTTGACGCTGTAATTGTTACTTTAACTTGGCCCCAAATTCAAATTTTAGAGGATGATGGAGACCTTAGAGGAGATACAGTTGAATATAAAATTCAGCTACAACATGATTCTGGTGGTTTTGAAGATAAAATTGGAGGCACGGCTGCTGGAGGAAAGGCAACTGTTTCTGGTAGAACTGGTGATGCTTACTCTAGAGATCATAGAATAGAATTAACTGCTGGTTACACAACTGTAGACATAAAAGTAGTTCGTATAACAGACGATAGTACAGATACGAGTAGAGTTAATGCTTTTCAGTTTACGAGTTTTCAAGAGGTTTTAGATGTATCTCTAACTTATCCAGATAGTGCTTACACTCTCCTTCGTTTTGATAGTAAACAGTTTAATCGTATTCCTAGTAGAAAGTATCGTATTCGCGGAGTAAAAGTAAGAATACCAGGAGCAGGAGCATCGGGAACTGGTACTCCTACAGTTGATCTTCAAACAGGCAGAATAGATTACCCAAGTGGCTACGTTTTTAATGGAGTTATGGGTGCTGCTGTGTACACAAATTGCCCAGCTATGTGCTTGCTTGATTTACTCACAAACACTAGATATGGATTAGGTAATCATATTGTGGACAGCAACATAGATTTATTTAGTTTTGTTGCTGCAAGCAAGTACGCAAACGAAGAAGTAGATGATGGAACAGGATCAGGTGCAAAAGAAGCAAGATTCAGTTGCAATGTAAATATTCAAAGTCCTAGAGAAGCATTTGCAGCAATAAATGAATTAGCTGGTGCTATGAGATGTATGCCAATATGGTCTGCTGGAGGTATAACTTTAGCTCAAGATAAAGAAACTTCAACAGGCTATTTATTTAATTTAGCCAATGTTGGAGAGGGTGGTTTTATTTACTCAGGAAGCAGTTTAAAAACAAGACATAGTGTTGTTTCTGTAGCTTATTTTAATATGGATTCAAGAGAAGTTGATTTTGAAATCATAGAAGATACAGCATCAATAGCTAAATTTGGAGCGATTATAAAACAAGTAAAAGCATTTGCTTGCACTTCCCGTAATCAAGCTGCGAGACTAGGCCGTGCAATACTTTTTGCTGAACAAAATGAAAGTGAAACTATTAGTTTTACAACTTCAATAGATGCTGGAATTGTTGTTAGACCTGGTTCTGTTATTGAAGTAAACGATCCAGTGAGAGCAGGGGTAAGAAGAGGTGGCCGAATTGTATCTGCAACAACAACAGCTATTACTATTGATGCTAAAGATGAAACGGATTTTGCTGCTGCTACGATTAGTGTTGTTTTATCTGACGGAACTGTAGAAACAGGTTCAATATCTGATAGTACAAATGGAGTTGTTACTGTTAACAGCGTTACAAAACCTGACGGAACAACTGCCTCTACATTTACTTCCGCACCAAGTACAAATTCGCCTTATTTACTTTCTGGTAATACTCCACAAACTCAATTATTTCGAGTTATTCAAGTGGAGGAGCAAAACGATCTTCAGTATAGAATTACAGCTTTAACTTATGTAGAAGGAAAATACGCATTTATTGAAGATGGAACTCCATTACCTGAAAGAGTAATATCTATATTAAATCCTCCTGCCCCATCACCAAGTAACTTAACAATCACAGAGAGGATAGTTGTTATTAATAGTATTGCCAGAAGTAAATTAATTGTGGATTGGCAACCTGTACCTGGAGTTACTCAATATTTAGTCAACTACAAAATTGAAAACGGTAATTATGTTTCTCAGGTTGTATTCAGCAGTGACTTTGAGTTATTAGATACGGTAAAAGCAACTTATACAGTTCAAGTTTTTTCATACAATGCAGTTCTGGCTTTATCTGCAAATCCCACTGAAGCTACATTCACTGCTCAAGGTAAAACAGAACTACCAGAAGATGTGTCTGGACTAACTATCGAACCGATTAATGAACAGTTTGTAAGACTGAGATTTACACAGGCAACTGCTATAGATGTTCTACACGGTGGTCGGGTTTATGTAAGGCACACAAATCAAACTGGAGGATCTGCTACATTCCAAGCTGCTGTAGATGTTATCGAGGCTGTGGCTGGTAATGCTACAGAAGTAATAGCTCCTGCTTTGGCAGGAACTTATCTTCTTAAATTTCAAGATGATGGTGGCCGATTTAGCACCAACGCAGCAAGTGTGAGCTTGTCATTAGTTGACTTTTTAGATTCAATCACTGTAAAAACTGATCGAGAAGATACTGATAGTCCTCCATTCAACAACACTACATCTAGTTTATTTAATAACACCGAATATAGTTCCTCCAGAGGAGGCTTAATGCTAACAAGTCTTGCAATTTCAAGTCCAGCTACACAAGCTACAGGAACTTATGATTTTGCAACTACTTTAGATTTAGGTGGTACATTTTCACTTGTTTTAAAAAGACATTTTCAAAGTGCTGGTTTTTATCCCTCAGATTTATTTGATAGCAAGACAGGACTTGTAGATACTTGGCCTACTTGGGATGGAGATGTAGCCGATAGAGTCAATGCAAGATTAGCTGTAAGAACTTCAACAGATATGAGTTCCTACTCAGATTTCAATGATTTTGCCAACGGAACTTTCAAAGGAAGAGGATTTCAATTTAGAGCAACATTAGAAACTACTGACCCTGCTCAAAATATAGTTGTACAGCAATTAGGTTATTCAGCAGAAATGCTATCAAGAACTGAACAATCATCTGTCATAGCGTCTGGAGCAGGAGCAAAAGCAGTTACTTTTACACACCCTTTCTTTGTTGGAACGTCTGCACTCGGCAATCTAAATAGTTTTTTACCTTCTGTCAGTGTTTCTCCTCAAAATATGGCAACAGGAGACTATTTTGAAATTAGTAGTGTATCTGGAACTGGCTTTACAGTTCACTTTAAAAACTCAAGTAATGCTAGTATTGATAGGAACTTTACCTACAGTGCTGTTGGTTTTGGTAAAGGAGGTTAATATGGAGAAAAAAAAGTAATTAATCATGGGTCTTTCAGTATCAGATTTCACTATTGATAATGCTTCTGGACAAAGCGTAAGACTAGATATACAAGCGTGTTTAAAAGCATTGCAAGGTCAAAATGCTGAATCTTCTGATATAACTACTCAAAGTCAATGCGTAGCTGGCATGACTTTTTTAAATACAACTACAAATATTTTAAAAGTAAGAAACTCAACTAATGGTGGTTTTACGGAAATAGGCAACATAGACACTGCAAACTTAGGTTTACTTCCCAAGTCTGGTGGAACTATGACAGGTCAGCTTTTAATTGATGATTCAAATAGTGCTTCTGCTCCTGCTTTAAGTTTTGACACAGATACGGATTTAGGCTTATTTAGAAAATCTGCAAATATTATGGGATTTAGCTCTAGTGGTACAGAGCAAATGACATTTGATGCAAACGGAATAACACTTAACACGCAAAATGAGATTAGATTTGGTGATGCTGATAGCAGTAATTATGTAGCGATAAAAGCACCTTCAACAGTTTCTTCAAATAGAACTATTACTTTACCCGATGTGTCAGGAACTTTAGCTACAACTGCCAACATACTTACATCAATTCAAGGAGTAGATTTAACTGGCTTGCATACACTTACACCAGCAGCTAATAATGTACATAGTATAGGTTCAACAACTTTGAGATGGGCAAATATATTTACTGCTGATTTGGATTTAAGTAATAAAGGCAGTCAAAATGATATTGACGGAACTTGGGGTTCATATAAAATTCAAGAAGGAGAGGAAGATCTTTATTTAATTAACAGAAGAAATGGTAAAAAATACAAATTCAACCTTACGGAGATAGAATAAAATTATGGCAATAATTCCAGGAAAAAAGAATTTTACTGTTGATAGAAGAGCAGACTTCCCTATCAGACTAACTTTTAAAGATTCCAGTGGATCGGCTATAAATCTAACTGGATACACTGTAGCTGCACAGGTTTACGATGAATCACGTTCCACAAAATATGCTGATTGGACAGTTGCGTACACTAATAGAACAGGAGGAATAGTTGATATTTCGTTATCTGATACTGATACTGCGACTTTCACACCAAGTATTTTGTTTTATGACGTATTGTTAACAGAACCAGGGGGTAACAAAAACTATTATTTAGAGGGTAAACTATTTATAAGTGAAGGTTACACAGCATGAGCAGTCCTAATTCTGTAACTGTTAGTCAGGTTTCTGATGTAACTACAGTTGAACTTACAACTCAAGGTCCACAAGGTCCATCTTTTACTACATCTGGTGCTACTTTAGATGACTCAAGTAAAGTGGATGGTTCAGTAGTGTTTTTCGACTCATCTAGTGGTACATTTAAAGCAGATTCAACTACTACTAAACTAACACTCGTAGACGGAGGCAATTTCTGATGGCTAATACAATTAGAATTAAAAGATCCACTGGATCGTCTAATCCAACTTCTCTTGAAAATGCTGAAATAGCTTTTAGAGAAGGTGATGAAGTATTAGTTATTGGTAAAGGAACTGGAGGAGCAGGAGGATCTGCTACATCTATTGAGTCTATTGGTGGTAAGGGAGCGTTTTTTGATAAAGCAACAACTAGAACTGCGAATACTATATTAGCTGGTCCAGGATCAGGAAGTGCTGCTGCACCTACATTTAGGTCACTTGTAGTCGCAGACGTTCCAACGCTAACTTCAGCAAAAATATCTGATTTCGATACGCAAGTAAGAACTTCAAGATTGGATCAGATGACTGCTCCGAATACAAACGTATCTCTAAACACTCATAAAATTACAAATTTAGCAGCCCCTACTGCTGATTCTGATGGTGCAAATAAACAATATGTTGATGGAGTTGCACAGGGATTAGATGTAAAAGATTCATGTGTAGTAGCAACAACAGCAAACATAACAATATCAACTGCACTTAATAATGGCGATACATTAGATGGTCATACTCTTTCAACTAATGATCGTGTATTAGTTAAAGACCAAAATACTGCAACTGAAAATGGTATTTACATTGTAGGTTCTAGTCCAACTAGAGCAGATGACTTTGCTGTTGGTTCTGACGCTGCTGGTGCTTTTGTTTTTATTGAGCAGGGAGGAACTAATGCAGATAATGGTTTTGTCTGTACAAGTAATAAAGGAAGCGCAGTTGTTGGAACAAACAATCTAACTTTTGCACAGTTCTCAGGCGCAGGTCAAATCACGGCATCTGACGGCCTTTCTAAGTCTGGAAACACTTTATCTGTTGATCTCAAATCAAACGGTGGACTTGTTATTGAATCTGCTGAAATTGCCGTTGATCTTGCTGCTAGTTCTATAACAGGAACACTTGCTATTGGCGATGGTGGAACGGGTGCTACAAGTGCAAGTGCAGCTAGAACAGCTTTAGGATTAGTCATTGGTACGAATGTTCAAGCATTTGACGCACAACTTAGCGATATAGCTGGCTTAACTCCATCAGATAGTAATTTTATTGTTGGTAATGGATCAAATTTTGTTCTTGAATCTGGT